TATTCGTCAGGCTGTTGTGAGATACCCTGAGTTAAATTTGGAATAGTTTGTGTAACGTTTGCCATTATCTAATAAGTGCTTTGTAAGGTTGATAAGATCTGTAATTACTTTCAGCAGGAAATCCAAAGAATGTATGATCTCCTTGCTCACAGTCGTACTCATGTGCAGTTGCTTTAGTTTGTGCTTCTTCTAATTGAAGTAGTTTAACTAGATCTGGATTAGAAACTATTTGTGAAGCTGCTCTTACTGACGCTCTAGCAATTATGTATCGTTGAATTGCTGAAGGTACATCCTCAAAGTCACGCAAGTAAGTAATATCAAAATAAAAGTCTTGTGTAAATACATCAGTATGGTGTACGTTGTCGTATAGTTTTCCACCTTTTTTAACAACGTCTCTATTTCTGTCGTAAAGACCACCATGAATATCAAATCTTAGATAGTCATTAGGTATTAAATAATTACCATTTCCATCAGGTGATCTTTTTACGTTGTCTTCTTTGTTAAAGTGCCATCCTTCATTCTGTACATCTTTAGTGACTTCCATTAATAGGTTATGTACTAAAGCTATTTCTGGATTACCTAAGTTAGTCAGGTCTAAAGCTGTGATAGGTGATTGCCCAATGCTACCCAAAATAGAGTTCACTGCGGATAGTTCGGTATCGGTGTTTAGTTGAGTAGTCATAAAAAAAAGGGAGCCGAAGCTCCCGTATAAGTGTATAAAGTCTTAACCGTTTTCTGGATAAGTTGCACCGAATGCTGTTGGAGCTGTAGCACCTACATACAATTCAACTGCTGCTGCTGGGTTTAGGAAGTCTGCACCCATAGCTAGTCTTCCAAGGATTACGTCACCTTGGTAAACTACTGAAACGTCACCTGAAGTTACCTGAACCTGTGGTCCGATAGCTTCTACAACTGCTGCTGCTTCTTTTTGGAAGATTAATCCACAAGATTTAGCAAAGTCTGTGCTGTTACCGTAGTTGTTGTTAAGTCCTGTTACAGACTTTCTGCCGTCAGCTAGAGCTGTACCGACATGGTCTCCTAAGTTTGAAGGAGATGTCTTACCTGTAGTTCCGCCATAAGCTACACCATGCTTAGCTAGGAAAGGAATGTTCATTGACTTGTAGATCTTGATGCCTGCAATTTCAACTACTCCGTTACCTGACTGAAGTGCTGTACCTTGTACGTCTCTGTTGATAAGTCCGTTTGTACCAGCTTCTTGGATAAGAGCATAGTACTGTCTTGGGTTAAGAACGGATACTCTTCCTTGAGAAGATACTCCTTTCTCGTCCATAGCTGCTGCTGCATCATAGAAAGCATTTACAAGAGCAGTAGATGAGTAAGCATCAGAATCATTAGTTGTTGTACCAACTCTGATCTGTGTACCACCGGGCTCTTTGAAGTTTGTCTTTGCTACAGGAGAAGCCTGTCTTGCACCTTTAGTGATCGCTCTGAATACGAGACGGTCATACTTTTCTGCAAGTGCGTAGCCGATCTTCTTAGAGATCTCACCACGTAATTCATAGTGTGCAAGTGTCTCGTCAAGCTCATACACGAATGCGGATGAGATTAAGAGATCGTCGCATGTCACAGTTTTTTCTGCGACTGGAGGTGCGCCGTCACTGTTTCCTAAAATTGAATTTCCGGGAGTATGGAACTCGGCTGTAGTGCGTCCTGTATAGATGAACTGCAAACTTTTTCCATTCTTTAATGTTCTCTTCATTACCATGTCACGAGCGATTGTCTCATGCTGGAAGCCTTTGAACATTTCTCCACTGAACAATTTAAGGTAGAGTGCACGAGCGTCACCTGAAGAATTTAACTGACCTTGTCTTGTTAGATTGGTAGTTAAATCGGATGACTGATGTGCCATGATTTACTTAAAATGTAAAGGTATATATTGTCGTTCCTAGATCTAGAATTATAGGAGTCTTAATTGGACTCATTGAGATTGTGGTCTTTTCCCACCGTCGACGGCATAAAGGTATCCTCCGCAGAGGGCTTTAGCCAAATTGAATAGGGAGGACTTGCACCTCCCAGACCGCTTAACCGATTATTCTTGTGTAAGCAACGCCACGATATACGAAAGTAACTTTCATGGTTATCTCCATATACTAAGCCCCGTTCCATGCTTAGTTCTCATGCGTCCCCGGAGGGATGAACGGACGTGGCTGCCAGTGTCGGGTGACACCAGAGATGATAAAGATATTAGTTATCGTCGTCAGAATTATCAGAAAGTTCTTTATCAGTTTCTTTCTTTTCTTCTTGATTTTTTTCGAGGGCATAGTAGGTGATGTTTGCTCTCATCTTATCTGATTGATGTTTCATCCTGTAAAAATGTGTTGAATACAAACGTAATTCTTTTCTTTGCTCCTTCTTTAGAACGAGGTACATAATGTGATAACCATGATGGAAACAGAAGTACATCTCCTTCTTTTATATTGAAGTAGTTAGGAAAGGTAGACGGTATTGTATGTTCATTGTTTGGTTCAAACCTACCACCATCCCAGTTCTCTATCTCGTTCTGTATAGGACTGGTGAATGTAGTAGGGTAATCATACTCCGGGTCGTACTGCATATAATACACACCGGAAAACAATGCTCCATAATGAGCATGGGATTGTATGTGCATCTCAGGATTATGCACTCCGAACCATGACTTCCTGCTAAAGCTAAGAAGTTTATTACCAGATAAATAGTTTGTGTATTGTACACACATATTATCTAGTTGGGTATCTCTGATGTCTAGACCAGAGTCTACATTCATCAACAGGTATGAGTTTTCCTGTCGTGATTCAAAGTGTGAGGGGTTCCCGGTACGAGAGTTAAAAAACTCAAGTACCTTTGGAACGTATGTTTCCTTATGTTCTTGATGTCTAGCGAGACTAAACTTTAGAATCGGGGTGGGAAACATTAAGAACATTTCAGGATTCATTAGCCTATTGTAGGTGCGGATAATGCAACTTGTGTTGACTCAGCAGATGCTAGATCAAGTGGGAAGTTGTGAGCGTTACGCTCGTGCATTACTTCCATACCTAGACTCTGTCTGTTTAAGACGTCAGCCCATGTAGGAATAACTTTACCATTAGCATCAACTACTGATTGGTTAAAGTTGAAACCATTAAGATTGAAAGCCATAGTACTGATTCCCATGGAGGTAAGCCATATGCCAACCACGGGGAAAGCACCAAGAAAGAAATGTAAAGCACGAGAATTATTGAAAGAAGCATATTGGAATATAAGTCTACCAAAGTATCCGTGTGCAGCAACTATGTTATAAGTCTCGCCTTCCTGACCAAACTTATACCCGTAGTTCTGTGATTCAGTTTCCGTGGTCTCCCGAATGATTGAGGAAGTAACAAGGCTTCCGTGCATAGCAGCAAACAAAGCACCACCAAATACCCCTGCAACGCCGAGCATATGAAAGGGGTGCATGAGGATGTTATGTTCTGCTTGGAAGACAAACATGAAGTTGAATGTTCCACTGATTCCTAAAGGCATGCCGTCAGAGAATGACCCCTGACCAAATGGATAAACTAAGAATACAGCTAAAGCTGCTGACAATGGAGCTGTGTATGCCACAAATATCCATGGTCTCATACCTAGTCTGTATGATAGTTCCCACTGTCTACCAGCGTATGCTGCTACTCCTATTAAGAAGTGAAAGACAATGAGTTGATATGGTCCGCCGTTGTATAACCACTCGTCTAAAGTGCCAGCTTCCCAGATTGGGTAAAAGTGCAATCCTATTGCGTTGGAGCTAGGGACTACTGCTCCAGATATAATATTGTTTCCGTACATTAACGAGCCGGAAACGGGCTCACGTATGCCATCTATATCTACAGGCGGTGCTGCGATAAAGGCGATTATAAAACATGAAGTAGCTGTGAGTAAAGCTGGAATCATTAGCACACCGAACCAACCTACGTATAAGCGGTTGTTAGTGCTAGTGACCCAGTTACAAAACTTCTCCCAGTTGGTAGTAGTGTCTCTTTGTAGTGAGATTGCTGCCATGTGATTAGCTTGAATGAATGTTGTCGCA